GGTTCCTCAACGATCACCCGTTTGTAGCTTAAGAATTCGGACATACATTATAAAGTTGCGACCCAAGAAGTAAAAATAAATTACAACCAAGATGAGACTCGAAAGTCTTACATTGGTTGCTACAAAAACCCTCTTATACCGCAAAGTATAAATGTAAGACTATTATTAAGTCTCATCCAGGTCCGCACTAAGGCGAACCCCCCTTCGACCGCCGAAGGGTATCCTATCAACAGGCCCATCCTGTTGATTCTTACGGTGTTTATTGTCCACACGACTACATATTGACGTCCCAGTCAATTATCAAATATAAAAATATAAAAATGTGTTGAAAGTCAACACACATTGAAAATATAAAATGTGTTTAAAGTCCACACGACCACAAATTAACATAAAGTTAATTAAACATATACAAAAATAAACATCATTATTGAGCTATCGGATTAGCATATGAATAGAGTATAGGTGCTCCAACGAACATCCCAAGAGTAAAATCCTCACCTACACTCACAAATTGATCCAATCGGAAATTGGGATTGGCATCTCCTCCTTGTAAATCACACGCGATTTCAACACCTTGATTATCGCCTGTGCGAATCATATCCAAGAATCTACTGGCTCTAAATCTCTGTCCAATTGTGTAGAATGGAAGTTCTATTTCTAGCGTGTTATTCAACAATACTGGTGAAACAGCACTACCGTTCATTAGTGACCTTTTCATATCTTGCAAGCTCTTTCGCCTGTCGCTAACAAGAAAATTATCTATAGGATATGATGTTGTTTTATACCCAGTTGTCTGAAATGCACTATGTCGAGTTGCAGAAAGTAATGGTGCATGTGTAGTATCTTTAGCGCCTGCAGCTATCCATTTGTGCCTAAAACTTCCTCGTTGACAAACAAAAGCCGGTGATAGATAATTTAATAAAGTCATTGAACAATAGTTGTAAGCTGTTTCTTCAAAAGAAGAATTCATTGCCAGATCTATACCATTCGGATCAAAACCTCTATATGCGGGCATACCTGTTGTGTCTAATGCCCAGTACCTAAAACTACTTCCCGGCTTGTCCATCCAGTATGAATTGAAGTATTGATAACGCCGCAGTAAATCTTTGAAAGATACTATTCGTTCTCCTTGATAGACTAAGTATTGATTGTCTTCTTGTAAGAGAGGAGCATGATTAGTACCATAGCTTTCAATCGGATTACCTCCAACAGGGTTGTTAGAGTTATCTGCAACTTTGGCTAATACCTGATCAGAATCTGCGGACTCCATTGTCGCCTGTTGTTGGAAGTAAGATAATTGCGAAAGCCCAGGTCCAGGAATAGATACAGCAAAATCATCACCTGCTGAAACCCACACTTGGACTTTGACATCAGCACTTGTTAGGGAGGGTGTTGCTAGTTCATTGACAACATAAACTGATAAAGTTCCGTTATCATACGCAGTTCCTCCAGTAACAGCAGTAGTGGTGCTAAAAAGATTCATGTCGATTGCATTTGAAATTCCCATACACGCATTCCATGCTCTAATATCTGTCCATTTACATTCATAGTCAAACTCTCTCTCATTAGAAATGTCAAGTATAGTAGAGTAAACTTGGTTAAACGCAACTGGACCGACATTATTAGTAAGTGGATTGTACACAATTCTCAATCTTCCACGATGATATTCCGAACACACAACTTTAAAATGAAATTTAATACTACCTTGCCAAGCTTCAAACGGACAAGCTGCAAAAGCCAATGCAGTGGAATGTATCTCAGTTACAGGTGTAACTTTGATGGTATCCACACAAAAAGGCTGAACAGACATAGAAGCGAGCATTGTGTCAGTAGTAGCAACTTCGGGCCAATCAAATTGACGCCAGAAAGTCATGCGCGAAGCAATGGATTGTATAGTCAATTCATCTGCACCACCTAAACCCATAGTACGAGTATCAACCGTTAACTCATTTTTAGAATCAACAGACAATTTTTGTACTGTTTCAGGTGCATCAGAATTAGCTAAATTACCACAAAATCGAGGAACATAAGGTTGAATATCAGACAAAACCGCTGGACGTGAATACCCAAAGATTCTCGCAATGCTTCCTATTTTATCAGCTGCCATACTTGTTGCTTTGGCATAAGGAGCTATATACGGAATCATGGAAAGAGCATTCGCTGCCTTGGCAATTGCTGATGCAGGTTTGCTTATAAGTCCATCTTGCTTAAATTCATCATCCCTAGTAGTATTATTACCCTGTTTAGGCTTCTTCTTTTTGCCACTAGATTGCGACTGAAGCTCAAAGGGTATTGGGAATCCAAATTCATCAACTTCGACCTTAGCAGAGTCATCAGATTGAACTTGAACAGTGGTTGGAATGAGAAGGGAGACGTCTTCAGCCCATGCAAAAATAGAAACCGTAATTGGATCTGTTCCTCCATTAGCATGTTGCAGTACATCAAAGTCATGAATAACACATCTTCCCATATTATCCTCCCATCCTGTTGAAGTAATATCTAGATAGTTCTCTGGCCAAATAAATGGTAGACATAATTGTCCACCTTCTGATGAGCAAGGATCTAGCAAGATATGAGGCTTATTAGAAGCTGCAATAACATCCTGTAAGAAAAATGCACGATTAACAGTGACTTGATCATTCAATAAAAAGGGATTATACGATAAAATAGCTCGACCATAGTAAAACGAGTTACCATTAATTAGTACTTTCAAGCATAATCTACACCGCAAATTCCTAAAACGATTGATCTTTTCAAGAATATCCTTATTACCGAAGAAGTCCGACCAAGGATTAAAGGACTCAAATAATTGAGCCCCAGGTGTCCATTGATATTGTCGAATTTTAATTGGTCGTGATAGAAACTCTCCTAATCCTGCATCATTAAATCCACTCAATGTGGATGTCTCATCTGGGGTTGCTGCGACATCATACGTCCATGGTGTATCTCCATCGACAAAATGCACATTCTCCGACGTTGTATTTTCAGAAGACTTACTAACCGAAAAGCTGGGGCCATCATTAGCTGATGGCTGGCTATTATTATTATTATTAGTAGTAAGCAAATTTGTTAAATACTACCGATGTGGTGCTTAACACGAACGGTAGCAATGATGTTTTGATGGGTGACGAATCCTCCAGTAAATACCGGTATGCCACGAGGGGCATGTCTACATGTACAAAGCTGTTCATGTATTATGTAAACATATAAATTCTAATAACATGCAGTAAACCATATATACACACCTATTTTAAACTCTAGTAATACAATCCCGAATAGGTTCGGAACGGTTGCGTTTATTGCCATCCCAAGGCTATACAAAATACATATAAAATATAAAATTAACATTCAAAATGTTTGGCTTTAAACTGAGCCAAACGCGCATCATAATCATCATATAAAGAATTCATAACAACGCCTGTTTCCTCGTCCACATCCATGCACAAGTTCTGTAACTTGGCTCTCTCAGCAATTTCTATCATTTGCTTATGACGTAAAGTGAACACATCTCTTCCATGATGGAACCATTCTCTCAAGGCCGTCTCAATATTTCCTGCTGCATGTATTTTGACACCTATGTTCGATTTTAGAACAGTATGTAGACTCTTAAAAATAGAATCCTCATCCAAAGCTCCATGAATCAAACCAGTTTCAGGGTTGAATACATTCTTCCTTTTCAAGAAGTCAGCATCACTATCCTTCATATACTTAGTAGGGGTTGACTCTTTATCGGGCATGGTGAAAATGATATCATTCTCCTTCATATATTCCGCGAACGAAATATGATTAAACCAATCGAATCCTTT